TGTAGTAAGTTACAATGACCCCCCATACTTAGGAACTACTGATAATTATTCCCATTCATTTAATGACCAAGATTGGATAGATGTATTTGATAAGAATTTTGAAAAATCTATTCAGTATCCTAATAAATACTTTTTTGCAATTTCCGCTTTTAAAAATCCTTTTATTTTAGAGCAAGCCAAATCCAGAAATCTAAATGTTATTGAAATCGGAGAAAGGCGAAACTTAGGTAATAGAAATACAGAAATCCTTATCTGTAATTACGAAGTAGAGCCAACTTTATTTTCTGCTTGACAACCTTCTTATAGTGCTTAAATAGTAGGCACTATGTCTAGTGAAGCAAAAAAACCTAAAAAAGCAAAAAACGGTCAAAAGAAAGAACCACAATCAGACAGAATTTTCCCTGAAATATCTATCGAAAAAGAAACTGTCATAGTGTTAGTTACTGAGGGCGGTCTATCAATTAAAGAAGCTGCTATCAAGATTAGAAAGACTCCCATGTCGGTATACCAATGGTTTAGAGATGATGATGCATTCCTTTCATGTTTAGCAAAACAAAAACAGTATATACATGAACAAATTAGGGCTGAGTATTCAGGATTGCCTAAGCTTGCGTATGGAGTGATTAGAGATAATTTAATTTCCAAAGAAGTTGATGAACACGGAAAGCCAATAGCAGATCCAAGGCTAGCACTTTCCTACTTGAAAGACAGTGGTAATCTTGTAAAGACAGTAGACAAAGAGAATGCCGATGATAAGGCTAAACGTGCGGCTCAGGCTCTCTTATCGGAATTGGAGTCGATAGCAGATGCAAGCGAGTGAGTTAAAGCCATGTCCTTTCTGTGGAGGGAAAGCTAAGTATATATATTCTAGCCATACACCTACATATCCAATCGGGGTTAGGTGTAATAGATGTAAGTCTGAATTCCAGTTCTATGATAAGAATGAAAATACAATGACTGACTTCCAGAAAATTTTAACCAAATTTAATAAACGAAAGTGACAAAAGAAGAAAAATTCCAAGCTGCCTTATCTAAATACTCACCCGAAGTTCAAGAGATAGCAATACAGGCTTTTCTTGCACAGCAGAAAGACAAGACAGAAAAGACTAAATCAAAACAGACACCAAGGGCAAAAGTCCTTAGTGATGAAGCCGACTTTAGATATTTCTTGGATTATTATTTCGGTCATTATTTCCCTACTGAGTTTGGTGAACAACAACTTGAACTTATAGAGACAATACAAAAATTCAAATTTAAAAGACGTGGAAGAAAGCCAAGGAAAGTTTTAAGGGCGTTGTCTAGAGGCTTTGGGAAATCTACAATCCTTTCCCTTGCCGGGGTAATATGGCTTATGCTTAGGGGTGAATGGAAGTTTGTAATTTTGATTTCATCCAGTCTCGAGAATGCGAAAGACTTCTTACGAAAGATTGTTGAAGAAGTGGAAGACAATCACAAATTGACAGATGACTTTCCAGAACTATCACCTGCCATAGATGCCAAAGGTCAGAATGTTTCATGGAAGGATACCGACATAGTATTCAGTGGGAACTTTCGGATAATCGCAAAGGGCTTTCTGAATGCTATCCGAGGGAAAAGGCATAAGCAGTATAGACCAGACGCTTTAATATTCGATGATCCCGATGAGGAAAAAGATGTTTCTTCTGAGTCAACCATGGTTCGGAAATATCGCTGGTTTGATAGGGCTGCTTTGAAGCTTGGTAGTCAGTGGGGTATTGACGTAATAGTTGCCTACACGGTGATAGCACCAAATTGTGTAGGGGAAAGTATTTTCAATGATGAAATAAAATACCCACCGGGCGAATGGGATAAAAGAAAATCGAGTGCTCTAGTAGTTAAAAACGGGAAAGAAGTATCTAGTTGGGAGAAAGGAATTTCAACAGCTCAGTTATTAGAAGAACGATTGAAAGACCCTATCATGTTTGCACAGGAAAGGCAGAATGAGGGGATTGCAGAAATAGACCAAGTATTTAAAGGAACGATACAAACCTATGAGTTTTCACCGACTATAATAAAGCCAGACTGGAGACTTACATTAGCAGTGGACTTGTCATTGGGTAAAAATGAAACAAGTGATTTTTCTGCTATCGTAGGCACGTCTCTAAGTCCACAAGGTTACTACCGACACATTTACGATGACATAAAGCGTAGGCGTTCCGATGACATTATGAAAGATATTATAAGGGCGTTATTACTTTTCCCTTGGAATGTTCTAGGGATAGAAGTAAACGGTGGTCAGGCTCATTTCGTGGATTCCTTTAAGCGTTCACTAGCTCGTTTCAATTCAGCAAGTCCACAAGATAGAATGGCAGAATTTGGAATCGCTACAGACAAAAAGATAATTATACCAATAGAGGAAATTGATTCAACAGGAGACAAGATAGCTAGGATTAAATCTAACCTACAGCCATTAATCAAAGGCGGGTTATTGCAGATTAGAAATGACTCTGATTTGCTATTTAAAATGCTTAACGAATTCCCATACGCTAAGAAAGACGGACCAGATGCGTTGGATATGTCTATCCGACTTCACCACTTGCATAATTCTTTTGGCACTCAGTCAACCGAAGCACTAGCGAAGAAAGGAATTGGAAGCCCTCGCAATCAATTAGAACGCATAAAAAAAGCCCAACAAGAGCGTATTGCTAAAGCTAATGTTGAGCGTTTAAGAAATTTAGGTGCTAGGATTTAATACATCCCTTTATGTTTTAAATCTTTTGCAAGAATGGCAAGCCCTTCTTCGGTCGAAAGTTTTTCCATGTGTATATGACTTCCTTCTGGGATCAAAGCTTCATAACCTGCGTCATTATGGTCATCGGGTTCTGGTGCTACTAATAACTCCCCTTCAATTGAACCGTCAGGGCTTTTGAATCTCATTTTATACAATGGCATATTCATTCTCCCATTCTACTTCATTGTTTTCAATTGCGTCTTCCAGTAAGCACGGTGTGAAATAACTTACCGTTGTTCTACCGTCTTTGTGAACACCAAAGGCAGTTCCGTTAAAACATTCGATTACTCTAATATCATTTTCATTCATAAATGATTTCTCCTTTGTTTAGATTATCGGCTACTCACTGTCTTACTTGACCGATTTTCTTTTCTAACTGAAAATATTTTCATGCCTGCACTGCCTACAATAAACCCTTTTACACCAAAGACTTCAATTGACTACAGAGCAAATATGATAGGCTGGCTTAAGAGTGCTGGTTCTAGTCTAAGCAATTTTAATCCGGGTAGTCGTATTGGTTCACTGATAGAAGCAATTGCCATAGAACTTGCCGACTCGGATCTAAATACTTTGAATGGACTCAAACAGGCTATCCTAGAGGGTAGTTATTACACCTTTGGATTTTCCCGATTAGCAGGAACTAACGCGGGGGGCTTTGTTCGATTAGAACATGCTGTCAGTCTTACTGATATTATTTACCCGATATTCACAGTTGACCTTTTTGGTATCCAATACACCACAATCCAAGCGGTTACTCTCTTGGCGGGTAATACTTATGTAGAGGTCGACATTAGGGCTGTCAATGCTGGCACGGTTGGTAATATTTCAGCAGGAACCATAGACACCAATGAAGGTCGTGGTTCTATCCTAGACACAATCGAATCAAATACACGGGTTTGGAATCCTGCTGACATTGTAGGTGGAACCGATGAGGAAAGCGATATAGACAGGCTTTCTCGATGGCAAGTTTACATCCAGGGCTTAGGGCGATCCAACGTAGCGGGAATCTTGACGGGGCTTTCAACAATCCCTGGTATTGTTGATTATGTTCTAGTTACAAATGTAAATCCGTATACCAATCTACCAGAAGACAATTGGATTAACTGCTATGTGAGTGACGGCACACCTACACCTTCACCTACTTTCATACAACTTGTTTATGATACTATCGCTGGTAAAATATCCGATCCGACAACATACCCCGGCTATGCTGCTGCAAATGCAAATGTCTATGTGAGTGGAATTACTCTACAGGCTGTAGACGTTACATTTACAATCACAGTATTAGTTTCTAGTGTCTTAACCAATGGAGAAGCCCTAGCAATTGCAAACAATGCAGCTATTACATATGTGAATACTTTGCCTGTAGGTCAAGATGTTCTGTATGACCAACTCAAAGCGAGTATTTTAAAAGCACATCCAGACTTCCTTAAATGCCAAGTTCTGGTTCCTGCTGGTGACGTTTCTATTGTTACGACTTCTAAGGCTCGGCTAGGTGGCTCCGGTGGTGGAACTCTGACAAGTGCTGAAACTCCTCGAGAGGTTCCGACTTAATGAGTATTCACACTAAACTTCCTCTATTCGCTAAAGAAGACAGGGTTTATAAAGAACTGATTGGCGATCCCTCGCGTCCACACTTAACACCCGAAACGAATATTAACGATTGGAATTCAGGGGCTATTGAAAACGCTCTTAGATGGCATATCGAATACCAGAAACGAATCGTAACAGAGTCGACCTTGGCGAATGCTACAGGCTG